GTATGCAGCCTGGAGGAAGGACTTCGCGTGGAAGCCCACCTTGGTGTTGCCAGCTGGTGGTTTGTTCACAGCGGCAGTTGCCATTGCTCTTAGTGCCGTGACTTTATTTATCGGATTGTGATCATCCTTCTTGAGATACATCAGGGCCTTTCGTACTTAGGATAGTATAGCAAGGGCCGCACTGGGCTTTGCTTTCTCGGTTTGCTGGGTGATGAATCCTTGCTGTCGGAGTATCTTCCTCACAGCTTCCAAAGATTGGACCGGCTGATACTGCGAGCCATCCATGTAGAACCGTATCTGGCTCAGCGTGGTGTTAAGTGGCGTCACGGACATCGACCGGAACATCTCCAGGAAGGTGTTAAGGTTGCCAGTGTTTACCTGTATCTGGTAAGTTAAGCCGTTGTTCTCCTTATACAATTCCTGTATGGCAGAACTCTGCCCGAACGCTTCCAACTCCTTCTTACTCATCTTGGTGTTTTGGGAAATAGTTATGTGGAAGCATCGGAGCTTGATTAAACTTGATACGGGCAACAGTACTAGCTTGCGTTGTTATTTCTCCTTCTGGCCTTTTGGACCGTAGATAACCGACACGTGCTATAGGATGATGGTTGAATTCGTCTTAGTTCCTTTCTTTGGAATCAGCCCATAATCACTTAGGCTCAAGGACAGCATAGCAACTTTGGCATTCTCTATCAGATCTTACGGATGCATGTATGCACCCTCACTCAGTTGCAGAGCTGCCGTGAGCACATGGTTATCTCGACCACCCATTGCTATTTGTATGTGGCGTACAAAATTGATGACCTCTTAATTAAAGTTGTTGACGTCGAAAGCCTTGCCACGTTGTTCTTTAAAGTGGAAGTTCTTGAGAGTAGTGGTGAAATTGTTAATGTATTTCGGATTAAGGTATGAGGCCGCGAATTTCTCAATGGTTTTTTCCCAATCTCCGAACTGCCTCTTGAACTGTTCGGTGTAGGCCTCAGTTGCCATCCTATCATCACCTTTAAATGTTTTGAGGGAACCAGCAGGGTAACCTACAAACTGCTACGCAATGAGATCAAGGTATGCAAACAGGGCCTTATTCACGGATTAGGTTTATTCCAACACTACATTGTAGTACTAACGCACACTAACGGGCAAGCGGAGCAGCTTTTGCTTGGTCTTCGGGTTAACAACAGTGTGGTGCATCGTCAGTTTCTTGTACGACTTTGTGATTGCGTGTTCGGC